CGTCGGAAATCGGGGCCCTTCGGCGAGCTTGAGCTGCACAGCCTGGAGCGTCTGCTGAACGATAGTTTGCCCGTCTTCGAGCTTCTTCAACCGCTCGTAGACGTGACCTAACTCCAGGTGGCCAGAGTCGCGGCTGTCAGCCTCGCGCACTGGCATACTCCGATAGATAGCACAGCACCCGCACTACGATGCCGTCGTCCGCCTCCACCCGCTCGACGAGATAGCAATCCGTCGCCGTGCGCACGGACTCGCCGCGGCGAATGCTCCGCACGTCGTCTATCTCGGCGACCAGCAGATCGATAAATATCTGACGAGTAGCCGCCTGCGCCTCGATCCCGCTAGGCTCGCGCTGCGCGTCGCGGCGCACGAACACTGTTACCGCATGCTCAACGCCATCCAGCGTGATATAGGTCGCAGACTCTCCCATCTCACTGAAGAGCCCGGCGGCAGCAATGGCGATCTCGGTGTCAAAGCTCATCAGTCGGCGGACACTAACTAAACCAAATACAGGACGTGCTTGCTCGCGGCCGTGAATACGTATGCCTGGAAAACTTTTGTAGGTACACCCACAGAACCGTTGGGCGCGACCATCGTGACATGGTACTGCGAGCCTACGGCGCCGGCGCTGTAGACGCGCACCGCGCCATCTGGACTCGCGGTCGCATGAGCCTCGCGGATCTGCGATTGCGCATCCAGCAAGGTGAGTCCCATCTGGCCCTCCTGAAGTCTGCCCGGCGGATTGCCCGCCGGGCATCACGTCGCCATTAGGCCTGCGTCTCCAGCGGCATCGGGCCGCCAATCAGCCGCACTTTGGCCGTGGTGGCGGTAGTGGTCGCCGCCTCGGTCATGTAGCCGACCAGTTTGCCGGCCGCAGCGGTCGAGCAGATCTTATTGACCCCGCCACTGGCGTCGTAGTAGGCACGACCGCCAGCCGCAAGCGCGCCGGCCTGCGCCTTCTTGGGGAGCACCGCCTCGGCACCTACGGCACAGGCGATCTTCTCGCCAGCGGCGGCGGCGGACTCCAGTGCCACCATCGGCGTGGACCCGACAATCAGCAGGGAACCTGCCGTAACGGCGCCGGTGGTGGTGTAGTTGAAGACGTGAGAGCCTTCGTTGCTCAGGATGAAACCTGCCATGTCAATCGCTCCTTACGATCCGAAGTTGAGGTAGAGACCGCGATAGTCGAGCGCTCGCGCAACGGCATCGATGCGCACCTTGTAGGTCCGACCGTCGCTGTCGAATTGGTCCTGTTCCTCGGTGTACGGGCCCTGCTGACCTTCCAGGAAGAAGACCGTCACGGTGTCGATGGCGCTGTTTCCCTTCGGGGCCGCAGCAATCCATGCGAGGCCGCTGTTGAGCGCTGACAGTTGGGCATCCGCCGTTATGGTGAGACGGCCCTTCCAGCGGTTGGGCGAGTCGCGCAGGCTCTTGGCTGAGGTGGTGCCAGTCGGGTCGTACATGGCGGTTGCCAGCACGTCGGCCGTCCCATACTTCTCGGGCGCCACGATGAGGTGAGCCGGTCGGATGTTGAGATACGCCGTGCTGGTGTCGCCGGAGCGGTACGGCGCACGCGCCTTCATCATCGCGGCCTCGGCCGCGTTCATCGTGGTGACGCTGGGCTCGCCGCCGCTGCCGCTGGCAATGTAGTTGCCGTGGTTGGCGTGGAACAGCGCCGTGCTGTCCTCGGTCATGGTCTGGCCATAGCCGCCAGAGGCCGACACGATCAGCGCCTGGTAGGCCAGGTAATTGACCTTGCGCGCCGCTGCAGCGCCCATCGCGATGCCCGCTCGCGCGAACTGATTGAGGTCGTCGTTGACGATGGCGGCCCGCGAGATCCCGAAGAGCCGACCGTAGGTCTTCAGCGTGGCGGTCTCGTTGATGTCCGCCATGGTCCCGTGCTCGTACTTGCCGCCGCCCAGCGGGATCTCGTTCAGGTCCGAGAAGCTGCCGAGCCCCGGGATGTATGCCTGTTTGAAGTCCGGAAGAGATCCGATGTTTGCCCAGTCCTGGTAGGTGGTCGGCGCCTCCTCGTACCCCTTGCGGGCGATCTTGGTTGCGACGTTGGCCAGGATGTACGGGAAGTCGCTGTGGGTGTGCGGGCCGGTGCGGAGCATGATCCGGGCCACGCCGTGCTTATCGAGCCCACGCAGGAGATGACCCTGGCCGTTGACTTCGAAGAACTGACGGCCCATCGCCACCAGGTCGAGGCCAGCCACGCCGCGCTCACGCGCGTCCTGGACGGCCGCATGGTCGGTGATGACGCCCATGCGCACCAGCAGCGCCTGCTCGATGCTCTGCGAGAGCGTCGAGCGCTCGTCGCGACCCATGCTCATGCGGGTGCGTCCGGCGCCGTCCTCGCGCACCTGCCGCGACTGTGGTGCCGCCGCGGCATCGTCGGCCGAGCTGTGGTCGAACGCAGGCTCGGCCCGGGTCGCCATCAGCTCCATGATGGCCTTGCGGGTCTGGTCCTCCGACCAGCCGTTGTCAATCGCCTCTTCGCGCAGAGCGGCAAAATCCTCGGCGCGCGGCACGATGGGCGAGGCGAATGCCTGGTCAATAGCCTTCAGTCGCACGCGCTCTACCTGAGCCCCGCTCTTCAGGCCCTCGGTCAAACCCTGCTTCTTGCTGCGCTCGCTGACACGAGCGAGATCCACGACGGTCCCCTGACCGCCGACCTCAGTGACGGTGTTGCCGTCGTCGGACATGGTATTTTCTCCTCGGGTTGAGTCACTACGATTGACGCCGACCGTTGCGTCGGCGGGTACAGATACGACGGATGCTTCGAGCACTTCCCAGTTGGTCACTCGTACCAGGTCGCTGCCCTTCTCCTCCTCCCATTTCTTGATTCGATAGCCGATGGACAAGTCGCGCATCCAGCCATCGCGCACCAGGGCCCATGTGTCCCGCGCCTCATCGGTCAGATCGTGAAACACCAGGTCACCGCGCAGTCGCCGGTCCTCGATCCGCACGTTGTCGACACGGCCGATGACATGGGCGCTAGCGTCGTGCCCAAGCAGCAACGGCAGGCCAGACTTTGCGCGTGACAGGTCGACGCTGGCGTCGTCATGGACCAGCACTTCGCGCCCGAACCAGCGCTCATATTCGTGCTCACTGGAGAGTGAAGCGGGCACGGTGCGGGCCTCCTCGTTGGCCTGGCTTGCGTCGAGCGCGACGCGGCGCTCGTAGTGGCCGGATCGGATCCGCTTGTTTCGCTCACTCATGACTTTATGCGTCCTGTCTAGGTCGGATACTCTTGCCCGGAGCCCAGTCCGAGCACGCGGTAATGGCAATCTGCGTCATTCAGCCAGGCGTGCGGCATCTGGTAGAGCATGGACACGTGCTCTTCTGTAGTCGCATCGAACAGCAGCGCCCCGTCGCTGTCTGCGTCCCGATCACCAGATTGGCCGCGGATTGGGATGGTGCTGGCTGGAGTGCGCAGGTCATCCCACGATTCAGTTTGCAGCACGGACTACAGCGATCCAGAGAGGCTCATGCGGCCTCCTCGTCATCTACGCCGGGGTCGCTCATGGTTGGCTCCGGTGTCGCGCCTTCTGGCGGCCGGACATCAAGCGGGTCAGCCGCAAGCTGCTTGTCGACTACTTGCGGATCGCCGCCGAGATCGCGGATGACCTGCCAGCGGGAGCGGAAGCCGGACTGGACCGCGAGCGACTGGGCCTCGATCTCCTTCTTCGGGTCGATCCATGGCAGGGCAGGCTGACGCAGCTCGGGCCGGTAGAGCGAATCGGGATCGGTGTCCGCCGGGATAGCCAGTCGGCCGGCGAGCGTCGCGGCATCGACAAAGGTCCGCCATACCGGCAGGTAGAACTGCCGCGCCAGGTAGTCGAAGATCCTGCGGTAGTGCTGGGCCCCCTCGACGAGCTCCTGGCGCTGGCTGGAGTAGGTGCCGCGGTAGTCCCTGGCGATGGCTGAGAAGCGTGCACCGGTGCCAGCGGCACAGGCCCGCAGCATGGCGCTGCGGAATGCTTCGAGGCCGGTATTTGGTCGGTCGCTCGCGATAACGCCGACGTCCTCGCCTGGGGCGAGTTGATCCCAGATCATGCCTGGCGCCATCTCGAATGCGCGCTCGCCCTGTGTAGTCGAGGTGACATCGATCGGCTGGTAGTCCGGGCCGCGCTTGATGTACGCGGTCATGGCCGCGGCCACCCGAGCGGCGATGCGCTCGCTCTCCTCGTAGTCGCGCACATCGTCGAGTCGTGTCAGAACGGCATGGAATACGGACACACCGCGGGTCTGGTGTAGGCGCTTCGCCAGCTTCAGGTGCAGCAGGCTAGAGGACGGCACGAGCTTGACTTCCGGCCGCATGCTGCCGCCCAGTCCGTATGAATCGCCTGGATGAGTCTTGTAGACCGCGTAGGAGAGCGGGCGACCCCAAGTGTCCTTCAGGACGCCTTGGCGATACCCGTTGGATTGGTAGTCGCCTGGAACCAGGTCGGGCTCGATAGCCTCTAGGGCGTATGGCACGCCGGCCGCGCCAGGGCCTCTGCCGAGCACATGCTGCACGAAAACCTCGCCGTCGCGCAGCAGCGTGCGGGCGATGATTCGCTCCAACTCCGTCCCTGGTAGCTCGCCCGTGACTTCTGGCCGGTCCCACCACTTCAGCCAGAGATCGCGCAGGCGCCGGTTCAGTTCGTCGAGCGGCGTGCCGTCGGCGCGGGCCGCCATCGGCTCGACTCCGATGCCCTGGCCGATGACGTTGGTCACCAGGTCATCGAGGATGCCGACGGCTAGATCGGAGTTCTCATCAAGATAACGAGCGAACTGCCTCAGTCGGTCGCCGGCCTCATAGACCACCGCATCGGCCGAAGAGACACCACCGCGCGTCGGGCGGTAGGTTGAGGATTTGGCTGCCTCATAGGCGCGGTGAGCGTGGGCCAGTCGGCGCTTGGCCTGCAAGCGGGAGGCCGCGGCGCCTGGGGCAAACCAGGACAGTATCCGGGTCAGCGCGTCCATGTCGCGAGGCGGATGCCGGAGTTCTTGGCTCCTGCAGCTTGTGCGGTGAGGCCATCGACGACGCGCTGCCAGTGAGAGATCTGCGCGCGGATGAGGTCCGCATCGACGCGGGTGAGTGTCTTATCGCCGACGGTGGCGGACTTGCCGCCGGCTGCGATGGCTAGATCGGCGGCGAGCCAGGCGTCAAGGTGTGTTTGCGCAGTGGCGAGGTCCATCGCAACTGTTCAAGCACCGAAATAGAAAAAGTCAAGGGCCGGTGGTGCTGTAGGGCCAGAGCCCGGCAGACCACGGTGTAATCAGGGTCGCCCGCCGTCCGGCCTCACGGTGATCGCAGAGGCCGGTAGCCAGGGCTCGGGCTACTGGAAGACCGCGGTCAAGGCGGTGGGCAAGCGTCTGCGGCTTGAGGTGGTAGGTGGCCGCCAGGTGGCTCAGGCGCCACGGGTGTCCCTGCCACTCGATCCAGCGGACTTTTGGCACGGTCGATTCTCCCAGTCAATGCGCGGCGCCAGAACTCGCGGCGGCGCGCCGTGGCGGCCGGACGCGGGTCCTCCCGGTAGCCGTAGATCCAATCCCGTGCCGAGGCGCCGAGAAAGGTCGAGTCGGCATCCACCGACACGCGCAGGCCAACGCGCTCCATGGCGCCGACCCAATAGGCCACGTTGGCATGGCCGTCCTCGGTCTTGCCGCTGCGGTGGTGTTGATAGTCAGCGCCCCATACCCGCAACTCCTGTACGCCGATCCAGCCGGCGTAGGTCACGATATAGGCTAGGCTGTTGTGCCACCAATCGCCATGGCTCGGACGCACCTCGCGCGCCAGCCAGTCCCAGATGGCAGCGAATGGGTAGGCGTGGACGTGCGAGGGCCAGCCGTAGCAGTTGTCCGAGGTGATGATCGGCCGGTCGTGGCGCCAGAGCTCTGCACCGTAGCGCGGGTAGGCATCGGCCTCGCCCTGGATGTTGTCCATCACCCAGACGAGATCATGGCGCACCGGCAGGGCGCCGCGGTTGACGGTCCAGATCTCCTCGCAGTCCACGATGAGCGGGTCTGGATCGCGGGCGAGGGCCTGGGCGACATAACTCTCGCGGCTCGGGCCTAGCGAGACCAGCGCGACAGTCTGCGGCTTGCGGTGGGTCGGATGCTGCCAGTCCATGTTACCTCCGGGTGATCCATGATCCAGTAGGCGCGCGTTGAACGAAAGGACCAGTCGCCGGCCGCGCCGCTTGCGGCGGCGGTGGCGCGTCGGGCGCAGGCGCGGGAGCCGCCTTCGGCACTCCGCGCGGCGCAACGATGTGCAGGGCGGCCAGCGCATAGACCACGCAATCGAGCGCCTCGTTGCGCGGTCGCTGCTTGACCCACTCGATGCGCAGCTGGCCTTTGACAGAGCGGCGCACAGCTTTCTCGGCG